AAGCATGGACACATGCAATGGCGAGAAGGCACAAAGAATAACAAGGCTTGGGGTGGTTACTTCTGCTCTGTAGTCAATAATCAGGGTGGCGAGCCTAAGTGCAACACAGTTTGGTACACACTCAGTAGCGAGGGTAAGTTTGTCCCTCAGAAAGCGTGGGCATAATGGGAAGCATAGGAATTAAGGTAAATGGTGAGTGGGTCGATCTGATGTCAGCCTTTGTACCATGTCAGTTATGCAATGAGCCAGTTCAGATCAAGGATCTAGAAGACATCTCATCTGATGCTGTCAATGGCGTAGTTTCATGGCAATGCGCAAAGTGCAAGGCAGTCAATGGATAATCTAATGACAGCCGCAATTATTGTGTTAGTAGTTTGCTCACTATGGCTAGGTTATTTGGCAGGATCTCTCAATGGATAGAATAGAGCTGCTAAAGCAGATGCCTATAAATCTAGAGTTAGATGACGTAGACATGGTGCAATGTTCACGATGCGAAGAGAAGACACCTGAAGCAGAGGTGCAATCTGTCGGATCATGGTGGCTATGTGGAATCTGTTATGACGATATTTAATGGCTAGTCAAGCAAGAAAGCACAGAGGTTTCCGAACAGAGCGCGTGGTTGCACACTACCTATCGAGTGTGTGGTCAGGTGCTACTGTCGGAAGGGGTAGTGGCAAGGATATTGTGAATGTTCCATTCGATGTTGAAGTTAAAGCTAGGGCATCATTTCAGCCATTGGCATGGATCAAGCAATACAGAGCGCGAACAGCCGTTTCGGGGGAATTAGGCTTTTGCGTAATGAGGCTAAACGGACAAGGAGAAGATGCAAGTGAGTATGCCTGCATTATCCGACTAGCTGATCTATTGCCACTACTCCAACTTAAATACGGTCATCTTACTAGCGAACCCACAGAGGCAGACATTGACCGCTGCACAGGCTGTGGGTCTTACATGATACAGAGGTGCTTAACTTGCCAGCCTACGACTACAAATGCACACGATGCAATCTCAGTCAAGAAATCTTTCATGGATGGCACGATAGACCAATGATCCCATGCACTTACTGTAATGAGCCAATGATTAAAGTTATAGCTGCGATACCGGCAGTGTTTAAGGGCAAAGGCTTCTATTCAACAGATAAATAGTTATCCACAGAAGTTATCCACAGGGTAACAATAAGGAGACATTATGAAAAGAAACACCGCTCTGACCAGCACTTATGCAAATGAACTTGACAACGATGGTACGCTAACGGCGCAGAGCCCTTCAGGGGCTCACCGCGACCCGCTGAGGCGGGTAGGTCGCGGGGTGCTAGTAGCTATTGGGATATCTCTATGCTTCATCCCTGAAGCAGGAGGATCTAAACCAGTGCAATATGTAAGTTATAAAGAATATGCTTATTATGCATTAGGTTATAACTTAGAAGAATATAAATGTCTATCTATACTCTATGGTAAAGAATCAGCATGGAATCCAAGAGCTGTTAATGGATCACACTATGGAATACCTCAAGGTAAGAGTGAGTGGCTTAAAGACCAAGATGGCTATACTCAGATACGATGGGGCTTAGACTATATAGGTCATAGATATGGTGAGCCTTGCATAGCCTTAGATCATTGGAGTAAATACGGATGGCATTAGACCCAAGAGATAGCAGGAAGTGGCGAGCCTTAAGGCTTCGCATCCTAGCTAGAGATGGGCATGTGTGTGGCTACTGCGGACAGGATGCCACGACAGTGGATCACATCCTTCCAATCCGTAAGCATCCAGATCAGGCAATGAATCCAGAGAACTTAATCAGTGCATGTCGTGAGTGTAATAGCAAGAAAGGATCGCGCTCACAGGGGGTTTTTTTAGCACAGACGTTCACCCCCCCTGTCTTTATCGACTATATCTCCCCGATGCAGTCCGAACCGATGCTGGACAGTCCGTTTAAGACCCGACCTGATCCGAGTCAATGACAACTAAGCCCAGAAAGCCCAAAGCCCTACGAGGGGCAACCAAGCCAAGGCTTCACAGCCCACTTCTCAAGGGTCAAAACAAGCTGCAAGATGTCAAAGACCTCTGCGATATTGTAAAGATTCCGCTCATGCCTTGGCAGGAGTTTGTGCTTAAGGACATGCTCACTGTGGACAAAAAAGGCATGTGGATCCGCAAGACAAACCTAATTCTCGTGGCTCGACAGAATGGCAAGACTCACTTAGCGCGTATGTTAATCCTTGCCCACTTAATCAAGTGGAATACCAACGTCTTAATTATGTCCTCGAACAGAAGCATGGCACTAGATACCTTCCGGCAAATCACAACCCTATTGGAGAATAATGACCACCTCAAAGGATTCGTTAAACAGATCAGACATGCCAACGGAACGGAGTCTATTGAGATGCTCTCTGGAGCGCGCCTCGATGTCGTTGCAGCTACTAGAGACGGATCTCGTGGAAGAAGTGTCAATGGGCTCCTTTACGTTGATGAGATCCGCGAGATTACAGAAGATGGATTCCGAGCAGCTACTCCTACTACTAGAGCTCACCCAAATAGTCAGACACTTCTTACCTCGAATGCAGGAGATGCATTCTCAACTGTTCTCAACGACCTCAGGGAAAGAGCTATAGATTATCCACCAAAGTCCTTTGGTTTCTATGAGTATTCTGCGCCACAGTATTGCAAGATAAATGATCGGCAAGCATGGGCTCTGGCTAATCCCTCACTGGGGTACACAATTACCGAGGAAGCGATTGAGGAGGCTATTGCTACATCTCCTATTGAAAATACTCGCACCGAGACTCTTTGCCAGTGGATAGATTCGCTGAGCAGTCCATGGCCGCATGGCATTCTTGAGGACACATCCGATAGCACGCTAGAAATGGCTGTTGGGGCTTATACTGTATTCGGTTTCGATGTCAGTCCTTCACGCAGGAACGGATCATTGGTCGCAGGACAGCTACTCCCAGATGGGAGGATTGGCATCGGGATCTTGGAGACTTACAGCTCACAGGTTGCCATAGATGAATTGAAAATGGCAGCAAGTATAAAGGCTTGGTGCGACATATATAAGCCACGCTTGGTGGCATTTGACAAGTACGCCACTCAGACTATTGCAGATCGTTTGGCTAATGCTGGAGTCGTAACTGAGGATGTTTCAGGGCAACAATTTTATAAAGCCTGTGGTGATCTACTAGAAGGTTTGGTCAATCACCGGATAGTCCACAATGGACAGGCTGAACTGATCCAGCAGATGAATAATTGCGCAGCTAAGGTCAATGATTCGGCTTGGAGAATTGTCAAGAGAAAGTCTGCCGGTGATATCTCTGCACCTATTGGCTTGGCGATGGTAGTTAGCAAGTTAATGATCCCTCAGCCTAAGCCACAGATATATACTTAGACACGCCCTATCACATTGTCTATTATCTTGACAAGTGCTATTATTTATGTCTATGGGTAGATTATTGCAGGCATTCGGTCTTGAGTCTAAGCCTTTACTAGAGGCTCAAGCAGCACCTCAAGTCCTTGGTGAGTATTCACCTTATGCCATGCCTTTCCAGTATGCATACGTAAGTAGAGAAGATGCTCTCAGCGTTCCTGCATTACAAAGATGCCGCAATCTTTTGTCTGGCACTATCGGAGCAATTCCTTTAGAGCTTTATAAGAAATCTACTAATGAAGAACTCGGCTCACCTGCATGGTTAGAGCAACCTACTTATTCACAGCCACGATCTGTAACTATCGCATACACAGTTGAATCATTACTTCTATATGGGCAGTCATTCTGGAAAGTAGTTGAGGTCTATCAGGAAGATGGACGTCCTTCTCGCTTTGAGTGGATTGCAAATAACCGAGTAACTATCACACTAGATAGCACTAACACTTTTGTTAAGTCTTATGCAGTCGATGGCATGACTTTGCCAATGGACGGACTTGGATCTCTTGTAACTTTCCAGTCTTTGCTCCCTGGAATCTTAAACACAGGTATCCAAACTATTCGCGCTGCTATTGACGTTCAGAAAGCAGCTACTATCGCTGCATCTACTCCAATGGCTACTGGCTATATTAAGAATACCGGTGCTGATCTAGATCCTAAAGAAGTCCAAGGATTACTAGCATCATGGAAGAACGCTCGCAATAATCGCAGCACTGCTTACTTGACTTCTACTCTCGAATACAACCCAGTGTCATTCTCTCCTAAAGACATGATGTATAACGAGGCTATCCAAAATCTCGCGACTGAGATTGCACGTCTTTGCAACGTACCTGCTTACTATGTCTCAGCAGAGATGAATAACTCAATGACTTATGCCAACGTTCAAGATGAGCGTAAGCAATTCTTGTCACTATCTTTGCAACCATTTATTAGCGCGATTGAAGATCGTCTATCTATGGATGACATCACTGCTCGTGGAAACATTGTCAAGTTTGACATTGACAAAAACTTCCTCCGCACTGATCCACTCGCTGAACTAGCAGTAATTGAAAAACTTCTATCCCTAAACCTAATCACACAGGAGCAGGCTATGGAGATGACTGAT